TAACACCAAATGCCAAGTTACTTACTTCGGTAGGGTGTAAATTAGTAAGCTCATCCATACACAGAATCATATTCTGCACTACACCCATACGATGGTACTTAGACTGCACTGTATCATCTCTCACCAGCATTGCTAAATCAGGATGCCCCCAAACACTATTAGCTACCTTTTGAACAGTCGATTTACCTACCCCAGAAGATGCATTAGTTAAGTGCACAATAGCACCGCCTAAAGAGAAAAACTTAAACATCGGTGCGCCTAAGCTAAGGAACAAAGCAAAAGCCCTTACCTCATTACCTTCCAATGCATAGCAATTCGCTACCTTTTTCCACTCGTCTAAGGTCCCTGCCTTAGAGTATATGTGCACTATGTTTTCAGTAGCCGCCGATGGAGGGCTATACTTAGGAGGAGCGTCTTTTGTGAGCTCCCGTGTACCTATAACAAAAGATCTGTCACTATCATTCCAACCAAATTGTACTCTCACTAATTCCGCCTTAGATGTATTCTGTAAATGTTTAGTCCATATCACCAAATAGCTCATTAGATTTCTCATCTGATTGCTACCTGCGGCGACACCACGCTGTGATAACATATCTCTGCATTTATCCCCTGCTGTTACCGTAGCAAGAGGTGCTGTAAAATCACTAACCCCATCATGGGGTCTAATAAGTCTCATGTGGATAACTTCCCCTGCATCAGGATCTGTACGTCTACCCACTACATATAAGTCGTTCTCATACACGAGGTTCTTATCATCTTCTCCTTCCTCTATATCGTCTAGCGGCTTCTTGACATATACGCCACCTTTCGGTCCTCTGAAATAAGGGAAAGGGTATTCTGGTATCTCTATATCTACTACACCCAAGTCAGGGCTAACCGCAGTTACTATATTCTCAGTAGGTGTAGCTTCTAGTATCTCTTTCCCTAATACGATAGGGGTGCGTATCTTACCCCAAAAAGAACACCCATCACATAAAGACTCATTAAAAGGTCTAAACGTCTTGCATAGTTGTGGAGCTTCACATTTCGTAGCTTTTATCTCTGTTTCAACAGGATTGTATTCAGCATGTTTATTAGACAGGTTGTGTATAGCTGTCTCCCTATCAGTGCAGTATTGAGCAATAGATAGTCCAGCTCTCCAATGAGGTTCCGTTATGTCATCAGGGTTATTAAATATGTAGGCTAGATGTGCACAACCTTTACCCTCTAAACTCTTCTCCATAATGCGAGAAAACTTGTAAACCGTATTGCCAAGTAATGCTCTTGTAGTGTCATTTAACCCATTACCTGATATAGACCCTGAGCCTGACAACTCCATCATAGCTACAGGAGATAGATCACCTGTACTTAGTAACTGCTTAAACATCTCTACTGGGTTTGGCGGGCTCAGCTTTAAGAGTGTTACATCAGCTTCCAGACCACCTTTGAAATTAATCGTGCTGGGGAGTCTTAAAATCCTAACTGCATCTGTCGTTATCCCTAAATCCTTTACACTAAACTCCGAGGACATAATACGTTCTTTAAGGGAGTTAGCTAGAGGCTTCCAAGTGTCATAACCTACAGCCTCAGTAAAAGTCCAGTAGATGTGCAACCCATAGCCAGACGATACGATAGTGGGAGCAGGGAGCTTTAACGCCGCTGCAAAATTCTTTAAAGCAACTAACCCATCATGTTGAGTAGGGTAATCTGTATTCTTACCTATATCTAAATCAATAAATAAGTTTTTAAATTCTTTAGCGTTCTTTGTGTTTCTACTTTTGTTGTTGTTATATGTTGAAGGAGAAAAATACGCATCTCTCCCTTGCGGTGGTTGCTCTTCAGCCCACTTATCTATAGCCTCTATGGAGTCAAAAAATACCTGCCACGCTTTACCTTTTTGCATAGCAGCTACACAGTACACCCCCTGAGACGGTAAAACAGTGTTTAAAAAATCTAGCCTATTCATGGCACATACCTGAATTTACGGGAAAAAAAGGGGCGGTATTATCCGCCCCGTAAGCACAGGAGAGTAGGTTAATCAGCCCATTCAGCTAATACCGATTCCATAGAGGCTGGTGCCGCCGCTGGTTTCTTTTCCCTAACAGTAGGTTCTACTGTCGCTTCAGGTGTAGGAGCAGGTGCGGGTTTCTGTACAAATGTAAGTTCTTCAGGCTCTGAAGACCTCGCCGCAGGTGGTTGGAAAGACATAGTAACTGCAAGTTTAGCTTCTGGGGATTCCCCATGTTTCTTAATAGCTTCTAGCTCTGGGATATCTAAAGCACGTACCGCTCTAAATACCATCTTAGGTGTAGCAGAGTCAGTATCAAAGCGCATCTCAGTAACTACGTCTGTGATGTTAAGCCCATTTGCTCCTAGCAATTTAGCATATTGGAATAAAGGCATTTTGTTGTTCTCACCTTTACCGAATAGAGAAGTAGCCGCTAAAGACAGTTCATACAACTCACCACTAACTGCATCATTCTCTAACAAAACTGCCAGTCTATGCGTATATCGGCAAGCTCTGCCATTACCTTGTTTTGCTGAACCTTGAATGTTCTGTGGGCATGTTGCACAGCTCACAGACTGTGGTGCTTCACTGCTTCTATCAGGGCGTTCCCCGTCATTACTCCAGCATACAGGTGCAGTAACTACACCCTCTTGATACGTTGCCGAGTAATACTGTCTTGATGTTTTAGGAGCCGCCGCCGCAATGATGATGTTCATTGCGCGATCTTCATTCTTAGCAATCTCTTGCCCACCCACTACCATACGGAAGATATTACCCTTGATAGAGATACGTCTAGAGCTAGTGCCCCCCATAAGAGCTTTAGTAGTTGCACTTAACTCTGTGTTTCTGAAGTGTGCAGGTACTGCACCGCCGTTTTTAAAAATACTTAATTCGTTGCTCATAAATAATTCCTTAGTTGGTTGGTTGTTTGGTTATTGTATTTCTTTTGGTTAAGAGTTCTTTAACATCAGCTGCGTTATAGAGCACATTTCTCCCTCCCTTGCGGTATGTATCAAGGGCTCCTGATTTTCTTAATCGGTATAAGGTATCTCGAGAGACGCCTAGTATCTTACTAACTTCTTTTCCCGTCAAGTAAACTTGATCGGTTTCTTCATCAACCATTTTATTTTCTCCTTACAGTAATGCTATAACGGCTATCTACGTTCATACCGGGAGGCATGAGGTTTGGGTTTTCTTCTAAAAAGTGTTTCATATTGGTTTGGTGTACTCGTTGCTCCATTAAATCTAATGCATCGTGATCTTTAATAAACTGTTTCATACTGCCCCAATCCGATGTCCAATACCTAGTTTTAATGGTTTTAAACACACTACCTGCAGGTGTTCGTAATCCTTCAGCTCCAGTCTCTTTACACATCTCTAGTAAAGCCTGTGTAACTTGCTCTTGTTGCTCCTTTATTCTTCCATCTGCTTCATCAAACTCTCTTTGGAGCTTTACTCGTGCATCGCGCATTTTTATGTATATTGTTACTAGTTGTTCTGCGTTCATTTCTGTCTCCTATTCTACAGGTAAGCCTACATCAGTCCCCGGCAATGGGATAAGCATCTCAGGTGTTGCAACACCAGCATCTGGAATTATGAGTGTAGTTGGTGCGTTTGGTCCTACGATAGCTGTCATGCCACCTACATCCATAACTTGTGTAACCCCTTCACCGCCCATGTCAGCTATAGCATACCCATTAGCTGTAGGTATAACCGCTTTCATAGCTTGCCCCGGAGTTAGTATAAGAGCCGCCGCTATAGATACTGTTGGTGCTAATAACATTAGAAACATAATATTTTTCATAACTCTCTCCTAGTGTAGAACTTGGGGGGATTCTAAAAAGGCACGTATCTCTTTAGCGAGTACACCTCTCTCATGTTTTTCACAAGTCCTAATTAATAATTCAATCGCTTCAAATGCAGATGTTCTATAAATCGTATCCAAGAAATTCATAAAATATTCTCCGTTTGGTTCATCCTTCGCCACCATAAGACTTACGCCTAATTCGCCTTCTACTATTTTTACAAGGACAAGCACCCCTTCCTCATCATCTTCAGCTATTTCTTCAAACTCTTCTTCAGTTATAATGTCTTCTCTAATCATTGTATTGCCTCTTTAAATAAATCTAATAACTTCGTTTGCGAAGCCCCTTTACTCTCAAGTACATTAAGTACCCTTTTCTCTACTGGACTTCCTATTAAATGCACAACCGTACACCTATTAATCTGCCCTGCTCTATGTATGCGAGCGTTGGCTTGCATATAAGTCTCTAATGATAGGGTCATACCCCACCAGATAATTGTATTAGCCGCATGTAAAGTAACACCATGCGCCGCCGCTTGCGGCTGGATGACCAGTATGCGGGGGTCTTTACTAGTTTGAAACTGATTGAATAGCTCCGCCCTCTTACCCACACTTATGCCACCATGTACTATATCTACAGTGTGCCCCTCATCCTGTAATACTTTCTGAACTAACTCGATAGTATGTCTAAACATAACGAACACGATTACCTTATGTGGTGTCTCGTCTATAATACTTAGTAGCTCATTGGATCGGTGCTTAACATCAAACTCTATTATCTCTCCTGTATCTGAATACACAGCCCCTGCTGATAACTGCAGTAACTTATTCAAAGCCACCGCTGCGTTCGCCGCTGATATTTCCTCACCCCCTGCCATCATAAGCATCTCTTTCTTGAGCAACTTATAATACTTCTCCTGCTGTGCAGATAACGGTACATCTCTAGTCTGATACACTAACTCTGGTAAGTCTAAGCACTCTTCCTTTGTGTAACGTATAGCAGGTTGTAGGATGCTATGTACTATCTCTTCAGCTTCAGGTCGGTTCTTAAATACAAACATAGACTGGCGTATCTGTACTAAGTCTCTAAAAGCATTAAACGCTCTAGGTACACTTTTAGGGTTCATTATCTTAGCCAACCCATACGCATCTACTGGAGACTGTGCCGCAGGTGTACCTGTCAGCAACCACAACCATGTATCATCCTTAATTAATTTATTCAGTGTCTTCCATCTCTTAGTAGCTACGTTCTTAAGGTGTGTTGCCTCATCTACTACAATCAGATCAAACCCCCCTGCATCTATCTCTTTCTCTACTATCTCTACACCATCGTAGTTAATGATGACTATCTCAGCACTACCGCTTATAATCGCGGCTCGCTTCTCACGACTCCCATGTGCTATCTCTACAGACCTGTGCATAGTTGTTCTAAATAAATCCCTACGCCATGCGGCGTCCATAATAGATAGTGGGCAGATTACTAGCATACGTCTTACCACGCCTAGATTCATTAGATAGTCTGCCGCCCATATTACAGAGTTAGTTTTACCTGTGCCCATCTCAGATAAACAGAAAGCCTTTTTGTTCAGAGTTAAGAACTCTGCTGTTACCCGTTGATGCTCAAACGGTTTGTACATGCCTGTCCATTTATATTGAGTTCGGATAGGTGATGGCACGTTTGGTATCTTCAGGTTGTTTAGGATATATGTTTCACCCAAACCAAAATTCACCCAGACTTCATCCTCAGCTACCTGCTTACTTCTTTCTATTACCGACAGAATACTGTCAGGGTCGTCCGTTTTTATCGACAATATCTTGTCGTTTATTACATCTATTTGCATTGCATACCTCATTCAGCTCCTTAAGGGAGCGACTCGTTTCTTCTATTTAGTCGTCTAGTATATCAAATAACTGCGCCTTGTTCAAGTTTCGATCACTATACCACCCACGTATTTTATTCTGGCATAGTTTTCGTTCTGCTGCTCTAAGGCGTAATGCCATTCCACATAACGCGTCTAAATGCCTATCAATTAAAGTATCAGGTAAACCAGCATCTGCCGCCATTACCCGCACAGATTTTACAGATATCTTCATTTTTTCTTTTTAGGCTCATTGATCTTTACGGTGTGGTCAGAGTTGCGGGTAAAAGATCGGTTCTGTGATGGTGTTCTAAGTCTCAAGTTAGCTTTCCCATTACCTGCCTTTGTACCATGTATGTGATCTATGTCCTTACCCGTTCTGTCTATACCCGCTTTGTCTGCCGCTCGTCTTGCACGTTGCCTCTCCATCCTAGCCTCATGAGCTCCGGGGCGCTTCTTCTCCAGCTCTACTTCACGTGCTACGTTTCTATCAGCTTTGTTCTTGTATGCCATCTTTTAACTCCTCTGCTTTGTTTAAATCATCTA